CACCATTTGAATACATGGGGTATTGTATCCACCATTTGAATACAGATTGGGACTGTATCCATTCCACTGATACAGAAAAAATAACGCCCTCACGCTTGTTCAAACCATAACGCAACTAAGCATAGCTAAAAACTAACTGTTGCAAGACCAGTCGGAAAACTAACTGCGAAAAAATGAGACAGGGGGGCGGGGGTCGAGAAAGTGCGGGCTGTCAAANATATATATACATAAACTGCCCCTTAAAAAATTGGGACTCTTTCCGCGAGTTACCCGTTCCAACGTCAACGCAAGCGTTTCCTACGGGCACAGCTTCGCTTAAGCTAGAACCTTCATTTTGCTTGAGGTGGTGAGTTCGCATATACTCATCGGGTTCCACTTGTTACTTCTCCTTCATGGCGGCATCAGGGAGAAAACCACTAGACCAGAGGAGACCCCTAATTCCTTAGAGTTCTGCATCCTATTGGTCTGCCTATGACGTTGGCTAATCGGAGGACTTGGGCTACGTGCTAGGTGCTTGCTCCTTTGAACTAATTATTAGTATACAGTATCTGTAAAGTAATTCAAGTAAATTGGGCAAATTACTTGACTTTAATTATACTATAACGTATAAAGGGGTATGATTATAAACGACTTATACAATTCAACAAAAACGCAAGAAGTAATTTCAGTAGTAAGTAACGAGGAGGAGTGCAAGCTTATAGAGCTTCTGACCGAGAAAATGCTGAATGCCGAATGCTCTAATGATATAATGTCACTAGCTATAGCCTACGAAAAGATATGCTCATCCCAGAACGAGCGCACTAGGATTCTCTACGGGATCAAGGATCGTATGGAACTCTTCAATTCGTTGGACGAAGTTCACGATAATGGGTGANAAGTCCGAGCTAAGAGTTCAAGAGGAACTCGCCCCAGAGTTGCTTGATCGCATGGAGGTAGACCTAAAGGGTATCCTAATGGATATTCAGAGTTACTGCAACCCGCACTCGCTTGCTAGGGTGAACCCAGNCAAGTGGCTAGAGGTAGCCTCAGAGCTATGTAAGGGGACACCTCCTACTAGAGTAGCCAATGAACTAGGTGCTAGATACAATGCTGTAGTTCGCATACAGGCTCAGTTAAGTGAAAGCCCGATTGCCCAGGACTTAAAGAGGGAGTTAGCTATCAATGCAGTAGAGAACTTGAACTTCAATGCAGAGATTGCTCCGCGTCTTAACTCGGCTATTATCAGTAAGTTAGATGCAGGAGAGGCGGATGAAGTAAGTCTGCCGGAACTTCTGAAGGCAAAACGCGAACTTGGGGTGGATACAAAGCTAACTCACGAAGTCCTATCTAGACTGCGTGGAGACAATGTTCAGAAGATCGAGGTCACCCAGAAGACGGAAAGCTATGAGGATATGCTGGAGGCACTCAGAAAGGCACAGGAGCAGATACCCAAGAAGGCAGAAGTAATTAACATAGAGGACTAAATTAACATATACCCCGATCAGTCAGCATGAATATAACTCCGCACCCATTACTACCCCTACCCACCGAGGAGAATCTAGAAGTTCTTTACAAAACGGAAGGGGTAGAGCTTGTTCAAAAGCTACTAGAAGCTAGAGAGGAAAGAATAAGGCTATCCAAAGAGGATCCGCTTAGGTTCGGCTTCGAGCTAACTAGCTGGCAGAGGATACGAGAAGTGCTGAAGGATTACTATGAGGTTCTTGTGCTNGGTGGAAACCGAGCGGCTAAGACCACAGGAATAGCAAAGATAGCTATGGAGTCCATTACTGAATGCACAGATGGGCACATTGTTCTTTTCAGCCAGAACGCAGATACTTCAGTCAAGGTTCAGCAGGCGGCTCTATGGGAGTATATGCCTAAGGAGTTCAAGAAGAAGACTAAGGGAATTGAGGGATACATTAACTACTCCATGCAGAATGGATTCACTGGGCAGTCATTCATCTTCCCTGACACAAGGACTCGCGTAGACTTCAAGACCTATACACAGTTCAGCAATAACCATACAATCCTAGAGGGATTTGAGTTCGGGTTCCCAGACATGGGCAATGACCCAAGGAATATAGGGATCCTTAATGATGAATATCTAGGTGACGCTACGTTAATCAATACACAGAGATTCCGTTTAGCTACACGTAACTCTAGACTGATTACTGCATTTACTCCTATCGATGGGTTCACTCCGCTTATTGCTGAGTATATGAAGAATGCACAGACTCTAGAGACTAGGCAGGCAGAACTGCTAAACGGTCAAGAAGTTCCAGTTAAGCAGTATAGCATAGAACGGGATGCAGGAATAGTTTACTTGCACTCCGATGAGAATCCATTTGGTGGATACGAGCGCATTTCACATACCCTACAGAACGCAAGTAAGGAGGAGATACTTGTTCGGGCTTATGGTGTTCCAGTTAAATCACAGACAACTCTATTCCCAGATTTCAACACTAACGTCCACGTAATCAAGGACTTACCAGAGATCAGCAAGAAGACGCATACAGTTTACCAGGTAGTTGACCCAGCAGGTGCTAGGAACTATGTAGCTATCTGGGCGGCTGTAGACAAGCAGGGATTCGTTACTGTGCTCAAGGAGTTCCCAGAAAGGGACGCTTATGGCGAGTGGGCTGTGTTCGGCGAACCGAGGTGGAAGTTCGGTCCAGCTTCCAAGAAGTTAGGACTAGATGTGCAGGGATATATTGATGAGTTCAATCTTATTGAACAGGATCTAGGGGTAGAGGTCTTCGAGCGAATAGGGGACTCCCGTTTCTTTGCTAAGGAAAATGAGAACAACACAGACCTATTTGAAGCATTTGCAGAAAAGGGAATGTTCTTTGTTCCATCTAGTGGAGCGGACATTGACACGGGTATTACTGCACTGGACGGCTGGATGAAGTATAACCCCAATGCAGAACTGGACTCAGCCAATAAACCAATTCTACAGATCCACGAATCCTGTGGGAATCTAATCAACAGCTTAATTAACTGGGGTAATAACGGAAAGAAGGACGAAGCACTAAAAGACTTTGTTGACCTTATTCGCTATCTGCGAATGGCGAATGATGGTTACGGACCAGACTTTGTTAGTGACTACTCCATGAAAACTACCCGCAAAAACCAAGGAGGTTACTAATGCCAAAAAAACTACTTAAAGATATAGCCGAGGAATATGACATTTCCTTTAAGGATGCCAAGGAGTTCTGCTTCGATTACCTAGAAGAGGACATGATAACGGGCAAGGGTCTAAGGACTTGGATCAGTGATGCTGGTCAAGCAATCCTGGACGATGCCATTCCTATGCCTACAATTCACAGAGGTAAGGTTGTTGGGCAGTGCCCTAACCCTTTACGCTTGTGGGTTCTAGATAGGGATCGAATGAGAAAGGTCGTTGTTCGTATACCAAAGAAGATGGAGGGGAAACTGCTTGGTAAATTAATATACTTCGAGGAAAATCACAATCAGCCAGGAGTAACTTACACTTGGGTGCATAGAGGAAAACTAGCTTGATGCTTATGATAGAATAAGTATTTGCGACCAATTATGTCTAAAGATTCAATTTCAGAAGAGCTTACCTATGTAGGCAAAGAACCTAATGTTAAAAGTCTGCGATATGCATACGATCAGACTGTAACAGAACTTGAGGCATATTTTGATTTATGTCGCACATCTTATGATGATCGCCGTAACTGGTGGCCAGGTAAGAGCCGAGATCTTCGCAAGCATGGGGCTGATGCATTCCCGTGGGAAGGTGCGTCCGACATGGAGTCCCACCTTATTGACGAGCGAGTCACTAAGCTTGTTTCTTTGTTCGTTTCCTCACTTAGCCGTGCTAATGTAAGAGCATTCCCCGTTGAGATGGGAGATATTGCACGATCAAAGATTGTATCTAATTTTATGAAGTGGATGGTTTCGTCCGGCTACATTCCCCGATTCCGCAGGGAAATGGAGCTAGGAGCAAACTATCTGCTGGAACGTGGCATTCTTATTACGTATATAGGCTGGCATCGGGAAGATCGCCGCTTTTTGCAGAAGCTAAATCTTGAACAGATTATTCAAATATCTCCAGAACTTGGCGAATCTATTGCGTCAGGTGAGGAGGATGAAACAATCATTGAACTACTTAAGGCATCCTTTGACGGCGTTACTGACAAAAAGGCTAGACTCGCTCTCAAAAAACTACGAAAAACCGGTGAGGCAGAGCTTCCTGTAGTTCGTCGTCAAGTGGATGCCCCAGAGGTTAAGACTCTAGCCCCAGATGGGGACTTCATGTTCCCTCCCTATGTAACAGACCCACAGCGAGCACCTTACTGCTTCTGGCGGACTTACTACACTGCACAAGAACTTCGCAATAAAGTTTCCACTGACAATTGGGATGAAGACTTCGTTGAGCACGTAATTGAAAATTTCCGTGGTGTTAATATCGACAGCATCGAGCGTGAGCAAGAAGGTCGCCGCTCAACTAGCCTAACAGACAATGCTTACGAAGCTAACGAGCTAATTGAGTTAGTTCATGTATATCAACGACTTATCGATGAAGAAGATAATTCAGAGGGTATTTATGAAACAATTATCCACAAGAACTTCGACACAGAGAAAAGCACTATACAGCCCTATGCGAAGTTCGAGCTAATGAATGGATACGAGGACTACCCTGTGGTAGTTACTAAGCTTTCAGAGGACTCTAAGCGTCTCTATGACTCAAGCACAATCCCAGATGTCCTTCGCGGAATACAGCACCAAGTAAAGATTGAGCGTGATTCACGAATTGACCGCAACAGCATTGCGACACTTCCTCCAATCATGCACCCAGTCGGACACTCTCCATCGGATTGGGGTCCAGGTCGCATGATTCCATATCGCCGTAAGGGTGAGTTCGAGTTCGGCCCAACCCCAGCCTACAACAGTGGCTCGGTTGAAATGGAGCAAACTATGGAGCGACAAGCAGATGCTATGGTTGGGTTAGATTACGACGATCCAATTAGCCAGATGCGCCGTCAATTCCTTGTTGATAAGTTCCTCAGCCATACAGCAGAAGTTCTTCGGATGGCATATCGATGCTTCCAGAGATTCGGACCGGATTCTATTTTCTTCCGAGTAACAGGCTCGCCCGACCCACAAGTCTTTGATAAAGGCAACCCAGATGAAAACTACGATATAGTAATAAGTTATGATGTTCTCAACTCAGATCCAGAAGCTCAAGAAAATAAGCTCAACCAGCTTGTCTCGCTTACTCAGTTGGATAGAAACGGAAGGATCAGCATTGATAGATTGCTGGAAGTTGCTGCAAGCAGCATTGATCCAACCCTTGCTGACTCTATTCTCCAACCTTCTGAAGAAGCTCAAGAGCAAATTGTTAAGCAAGTAACTGACGATCTCTCTAAGATATTCGCAGGCATTGAAATGCCAGCGCGTCCTAATGGAGCACAGATTGCCTTGCAAATTATTCAGGAGTATGCACAACAACCAGATGTTGCGGCTCGTTTACAGCAGGATGAATCATTTGGTGCAAGACTTCAGAAGTATGTTGGTCAGTATCAATTCCAAATGCAACAAGCTCAGAATGCTCAAATTGGTCGCATTGGCACTAATCCTGCCTCTATGGGCGGAGTGCAAACCCAGGGTATCGAATAGTATGACACCGCAAGAACTATCTCAGCGACGAGTTAAAGATATGCGAGCAAAAGCATACTACGATATGCTTGCTCTGAACGAGGGTGTCAAACCAAATGTATACAAAGATAGCAAGGGTCATCGGACTATAGGCATTGGCTTTAATTTAGAAGACAAGGCAAACCGAAAGTTCCTAAAAGAGCAGGGCATTGACATCAATGAACTATTTAATGGCAGGGAGTTAAGCGACAAGGAGATCAAGACCCTGTATAATCACAGCTTATCTCAAGCCTACACCGATGCTCGTAAGTTTGATCCGAAGTTTGATAAACGACCAGAGGGTGTGAAGATGGCCTTAACGGACATGAGCTTCAACCTTGGATTAACTAAACTAAATGAGTTTGAGAAGATGAAGGAAGCCCTGCGAAACGACGATTACAAAACTGCTGCTGCGGAAGCACAAGACTCTAATTGGTTCAAGCAGGTAAAAACAAGAGGCCCACGGACAGTATCATTATTTAACAAATAACACATGGAAGACGATATTAAAGCCCTAAGCCAGCATGAATCATTTGCTCGCTTCATTCAATCAATTGCATCCGCCCGTGAGCAAGTAATAGCAGACCTATCAGGTGCTACCTCTGANCAAATCCAGCAACTGGCTGGCAGAGCTTTGGCNTATGATGACATCCTAAAAATGGTAAACTGGGATAGCATCCGGACTCGCCACGCAGATCGCTTGCATTAGGTGCTATAATAAATTTATCGCAATCATCCAGCGTATACGGATGGACATAACATGACAGACAATCACTCAACCGATAACGCCGAGTCGGAAACAAGTTCGGTGGCTACAAATATATCAGTGTCCGAGTTAGCCGCTCGACGCTTAGGTGGATCCAAGGAGCCAGAATCTNCAGCCCCANAGGTTGAGGAGGAAGNAACCGAAGAGACACCTNTTGAATCAGAGGAAACTGAAGAAGTTAATTCTGAACCAGAAGAGAGTTCTGGGGAGGAAGATGTTTCAACGGAGACCTCAGAAGATGTTCTTTCGCAGATTGACTTAGACGAAATGTCTGAGGATGACTTACGTGAACTCAGTAAAAAACTGGGAAGCAAAGCGGTCGAGCGATTTGGTAAACTAACCGCCCAGCGTAAAGCTGCGGAGGAAGAACTTGCCAGGTTGCGAGCTAGTCTTGAAGAAGCCGACAATGACCCACTGAAAGGGACGCAAGAGGTAAAGAATAACCCCTATGGAAACATTGATTCCATAGAAGGTATTCAAGCCAAGGCGGACGAAGTAAATGGTATCATTGAGTGGGCTGAAGATGTGCTCTTTAATGCAGACGGCTATGGTCCAGATGACTACGTTACTGAGGTCGAAGGCAAGGAAATAACTAAGGCCGATGTTCGGAAGCATTTGCTATCCGCTCGCAAAAGCCGAGATAAGTTCCTTCCCGCCCAGCTAAAAACCATTAAGTCTAGAATTGAAGGCAAGCAACTAAAAGAAGCTTTCCTATCAAAAGCTAGTGAAGAACTTTCTTGGTTTACTGGTGAAGACAACGATACACGTAGACAATACGAGGCAATGGTAAAGGATCCACGATTCTCACAGATTGAGAACGCATTACCACCCGACNTAGCTGCTCAAGTCCCATACCTTATGGCACACGCTGCAAATAGTATTTATGGTCGCAAAGTCATCCAAGATAAGCCNTCCTCTACTCGACTGAATCCGCCCTCGCAACCAAATGGTGCAGGTGCAACCTCAGAGCGTAAAGCGAATCCGTCAGCCAAGAAGCTAAAGGAAATCAGAAATCGATTCAATACATCAGGCAACAAGAGTGATTTCGTGACTCTCAGAACCTTACAAATGCAAAACCGATAATTCTAAAAATATAATACAATGGCATTCTCAAATACATATGATACCACTAATCCGGGTTCGGGTGTTTCCAATCGTGAGGACTTGACAGATGTTTTGTCCATCCTTGCTCCTGAAGAAACTCCGATCCTTTCATCTCTTAACAAGAAAAAAGCCAACGCAACTTTCGTTGAGTGGACTGTTGACAGCCTTGCTGATCCTGTAACCNCAGGTATCCGCGAAGGTGCTGATGTCGGCACATTCACNGACAAGTTCGCTGGTCGCGCTCGTCTTGGTAACTACGTCCAAAAGTTCCGCCGCGACTTCCAGGTTTCTGACCTGCAAGAAGCAGTTGACTCTGTTGGCCCAGCCAAGATTGCACAAGCCGAAGCTAAGAGCATCCGTGAACTCAAGCGTGACATCGAAGCAACTCTTGCTTCTGCTAATGATCGTGCAGTAGAAAACGGCACAGACACTGCCTACGCTCTGCGTGGTCTTGGTGACTGGCTTGACTCTGCTGGTCCTTCTGATGTCCCTGCTGGTTTCCGCACTCCTGCTTCAAGCATCTACACGGCTGCTGAAGCTGGCACAACTGAGTTCGGTGAAGAAGCCCTCAATGGCCTCATCACAAGCATCTTTGAGCAAACTGGTTCTACCAATGACCTCATGCTTGTTGCTGACACTGGTCTTCGTCGCGTAATCTCCGACTTCGCTCGCACTGCTGGCGTAAGCGGAACTGATGCAGACAGCGTTCGTAACGTAAACTACGATGGCGGTTCGACTCAAATNACCCTTCGCGTAGACATGTATGAGTCCGACCACGGAATGGTTTCCATCGTGAATGGTAACCCATCCTGNATGCCTGACTTCGGTGGCAACACATCCAACTCTAGCGGTTACCTCATCAACCCTGAGTATGCTGGCATCCACGAACTCATCCCTCTTGGTAGCACTCGTCTGCCTAACCAAGGTGGTGGTGAGCGCGGTTATGTTGATTGCGCCCTTACGCTTGGTGTTTATCACCCACAAGCGCACGGTGTCATCCAGGACGTAACCTAAGTTAATTGATCTGGTTGGGAGGGGTCGCCGAGTGTGGCTCCTCCCACCCTTTCTTTTATGGAAATTATTACAAAGCTACCACGATACTCGGACGGTGAGATTGACCGAGCATTTATGAAAGAGATTCAAACCGGCTTCAAGATGGAACGGGAGCAGGAAAAGGATCGAATTAAATCAGTCTCACAACAGGCAAAGCAATTCAAAGGGGTTGAACACCCAACGCTTGGCCGCCCAGTGGCTAGTATGCCAGCCCGTGACTTCTTCCGTTTAACACAGAAATACGGACACAAGGAAGTTCACAGCAAAGAATTTATCAAATACTTCCAAAAGAAAATGCCAGAACTGGCTCCCAATAAACTTTAATGCAAGACCGCACATACAGTGATTTGTTTACCCTAATACGCTCCCTAGCAGGAGCAGGAACTCTCAC